GGTATACATAGTGGTAGAAGAAACTTACAGTCCGCTAAGAATTATTTAAATAATAAAACTATTGTACGCGAGAAATATGTAAGACCCCTACCCTCTATCACAACTTCTATTTATAATCATCAACCAGCAATAGATTACTTAAAATCAGTCAACAGCCTGGAAGCATATAAAAGTGGATATATTAAAATACGATATGACCCTTCAGAGGATCGTGTATTATTTTATTCAGATGCAGGGGCTGTTGGTAGAAGTTTAAACAATAATAATATTAAGTGGATGTCTTACGGGAATACCTCTAAAGGGATTCACGTTGGTACTGGAGAACAGGCTGTACTCGTAGAAGACGTTCCCAGTGCTTGTTCTGTTAGTCGTATAGACGGAGTTGTTGGGATAGCTTTATTAGGTACTACATTAACCCAATCTATTAAAAATTCCTTAGATAAATATAATGCCACTTACTTAGTGCTTGACAAAGATGCATCAGTTAAGGCTATAATGATGAAACGGAGAGTTTGTTCTGGCTTAAAAGTAAGATTAACTGAAGCAGACTTAAAACACTTAACTGTTAACCAAATACAGTTTTTATTATTTGGTATGTAGAGCGCCGCGACTATAGGTCGGTAGGAAGGAAATAAAATGAGACAATCAAGTATTTTTTATTGGAATTATATCAGTAATAAAATATGGGGTAAGCATAATAGAAAGCATACTAAGCACAAAGCTCATGCTTCCCAAGCTCCAAGGGCTATTTGCCACTTGCACATCCGCCCTGTTACGTCGTGGTGCAACACTACTCTAGCTCCACCAATTATCCTATTGAAATAGATTTTAAACCGCAGTACACACTGCAAAAATTATATTATTTTAATTAGGAATGACCAATGAAAATTCGTGCGTTAGCAATCATCGACTTAGATGTCGAAGGCGGCTTTAGAGAAGCTGCAAATGTAGAAGATGGATTAAACAAATTAATCAAAGAGTATGCAAGTGGCCTACAAAACGTGGTACATTATCAAGTTGATGTACGCGATAGACGTGGAGATAACCCACCTGATATAAAGAAGCTCAAGTTTAGAGCTAATTAATACTTACATAAAATTTTAGAAATCAAGCCCTTGTTTTTACAGGGGCTTTTTTTTGGGTTTACTTTTGGCTTATGTGTTGTAAGAATGGCGTAACAATCGCATAACAATAATCGAGCTAAACGCTTAACGTAGAATTAAGCATAACCCAAGAAAGAGTAAAATGGACCAATCTTTACTTAAAACTTGCCTAAATAATGAATTTTATAACACTAATAAGGCTAAATTACGCGCAGACATATTCGAAGACACTACTAAAGAAATTTACCAGACTATAGCTTCTATGCATACAAAGTTTGAAACAGACATTAGTTCTACTGATCTATTTAGTTTCTGGAAATCTCAAAATCCTACATCAACACAGTCATGGACGGATGAGATTAAGGAACAAATAGATGATATTTATGTAGCTCCTATTCTGAATGATACTGTAGCTATCGATGTTATAGAGAATATATGGAGACAGAAGATAGGTCTTGATGTTGCAGACTTAGGCATAAAAATGTCTGAGGGAGATGCATCGGCAATGGATAGCCTGGTCACTCTTATAGAACGTGTCTCAGTGGGCTACATGCCAGATGATTTTGCTGAAGATGTTACTGATGATATCTACGAGCTACTATCAGTTGTAAGTAACGATAACAGATTTAAATTTAACATTGAAACATTAAGTAGATATGTATTTGGAATAGCTAGAGGTGAGTTTGGGGTTATAGCCGCCTATTCTAATGTAGGTAAAACTGCATTTGCTATATCCTTATGCGCTGCTCCTGCCGGTTTCTGCCAACAAGGTGCTAAAGTTTGTTATGTAGCTAACGAAGAGGTTGCCAAGCGTACTAAGTTACGCGCTATCCAAGCTTATACCGGACTAACTAAAGAAGAGATAGAGTTTGATCCACAAGTAGCGGCGGCAAGATACTCTGGTATTAAAGACAGACTGATCTTTGCTGATGCACAAGGTTGGGACATTCAAATGCTTGATACTTATATGAAAAAGCAGAAAATGGATTGTCTTATTGTCGATATGGCGGACAAAATAGCTCTTACAACAACCTTTAATAGTGGACATGAGAGATTACGTGAACTCTATTACAGGCTAAGGGAGTTAGCTAAAAAGCATAATTGCGCTGTAATTGGATTATCTCAGGCAAGTGCTGAAGCCGAAGGTAAAACCAGGTTAACTCCTACAATGCTTGAAGGTTCTAAGGTAGGTAAGATATCAGAGACAGATATTCTATTTGGGCTTGGTAAATCTGATGATGCAAACAATCCTGATGACCCTACTCGCTATATAACAGTCATGAAAAACAAGATTTCTGGGTGGCATGGTACAGTATTATGTAATCTAGACGGAAAAACTTCACGCTATGGAGTTTAATTTTGATGGCGAATGGCTTGTTTTAGATTTAGAGACAACCATTCAATGGATTGAAGGTCGCATAGACAACTCTCCTAAAAATCCCTTTAATAAATGTGTAGCTGCCTATTATGGTTGGCTAGGGTTTGAAACTGTAGAAACAGTACATAAGCTTATTTTTTACCATAATGATTATGACGGATGCGATCCAGTAGATCATCTGGAAGCCGCCTTAAAGAAAGCAAAAGGTCTTATCTGCCACAACTCAAAGTTTGATATTGAGTGGTTACAGGAGATGGGTTTTACTATCCCACCTCTAGTATACGACACCATGATATGCGAGTTTCTATTGGCTAAAGGCCAAAGACGCGCACTTTCCTTAAAAGAGTCTGCACTGAGACGTAAAACTAAAAGCATTAAGAAGAGTGATCTTGTTGATGTTATGTTTAAAGAAGAGAAGATGGGCTTTGAGGAAATGCCATTAGATATAGTAAACGAGTATGCAGAGGCAGATGTTAAAGCTACAGGCGAACTATATATCGCTCAACAAGACATATTAGAACGGGATCATAACAAATCCTTGAAGAAGGTAATCCCATTTATGAATGAAATGCTGTTGTTTCTGTGTGAAATAGAGATGAACGGCGTTAAAATAGATGTTGAAGCCCTGAATCTAGTAGAGTTGAAGTTTGAGGCTGAAAAAGCACAACTAATTGACGACTTATCTCGCATTATTGAGCGAGTTATGGGCGATACCCCTATAAATCTTAATTCTGGGGCAGATATGACCAAAGTTGTCTACTCTCGTACTGTTTTAGATAGAGAAGCCCACCGCCAGACATTCAACATTGGTACTAATGAAGCAGGTAAGCAACTTAGACCCCCTTTTATGACCCCAAATCAGTTTATTGAGGCAGTTAGGGCAACAACGGAAATCGTACACAAGACCCAAGCTGTTCAATGTACGGACTGTGAAGGCGTTGGCTCAATTCAAAAGTATAAAGTAGTTACTAGAATTAAACGGGGTAAAAAGTACCGTGTTACTGGTGATCCTTATAAAAATAGAACTAAATGTAAAACCTGCGATGGGGTTGGCGCTATTTATGTAAGCACTGGGGTTACTGCCGGACTAAAAATGACCCCATCTTCTGCTAATGACGTTAGTATTAATGGATTTAAGACAGATAAAGTTACGATACAAAGGCTTATTAACCAGGCAGAGAAGAAAAATAACTTAGAAGCTATAGAATTCTTAACTAAGATCAGCAGACTAAATGCTATTAGCACCTATCTTGATAGTTTTTGTGCCGGAATTAAGCGTGGTACTAGAGCTACAGGGTTTCTCCATGCAAACTTTAATCAATGTATAGCTGCAACTGGTAGATTAAGCAGTGGTGGTGGGATAACATTAAACTTGCAGAATATGCCTAAGCGTGGATTTCCTGTTCGTAAGTGTATTGTAAGTAGATTTGAAAACGGACAGATTTACGAGAGTGACTACTCAGGATTAGAATTTAGGACGGCTTGCGAACTGTCTAGAGATAGTCAGGGCATAGCTGACATTCTTGAAGGCAAGGACATCCATAGGCAAACAGCTAGTATAATTAATCAATGTACGCCCAAAGATGTATCTAAGGATATGAGACAATCAGCAAAGGCCTTCTCATTTTTACCGCTTTTCGGCGGAACTTCATACGGACATCCCCCACATATAGCACAATATCTAGACGGATTTTACGGCATATACGAAGGTATACATGGTTGGCATCAAACCTTAATGGACGGAACACTAAAGAATGGTACTGTTGAAACCCCTAGTGGGCGACAATACTTTTGGCCAAATGTTGCTCGTACAAAAAACCAAAGAGTTACGAATGCTACACAGATACTTAACTACCCAGTTCAAGGCTTTAGTGCTGACTTAGTTCAGCTATCTTGTATACGCGCATTTAGATTATTTAAGCAACACAATCTTAAATCTAAGCTAATATTAACAGTCCATGACAGCATAGTTGTTGATACTCATCCAGATGAAACGGAACAAGTTAAATTAATTTTGACTGAAGCTATGACCAATGTTGGGGAAGAAGCTGAAAAACTGTTTAATTACAAGTGTATAGTCC